GGTGGTCACGCATCTGCCCTGCCGACCTTGCACAATAGGATTTACGGCGTTCAGCCCGCTTGCCGGTAGGATTGTCCTCGGTCACAGCGGTTTGAAGCTTGGAGCCAGGGTTAGCCCGCTTGTAGGCTTCAACCCCTTTCTTGGTCATGCCAGCGCCTTCCTTGGTAGGACGGTAGTTGGCACCCTTACCCTTGGTGGTCTTGGGAATCGGCTTATCATGCTTCTTCTCGGCCATTACGCACCCATCCAGCTTGTGGTCATGTGACCCTGATACGCCCCAACTCTGTTCTTCTTGGCCTTCAGCCGCTCTGGTGAGGCTACAGGGAACGCGAACGTCAACGCCAATGCGTCAGCGGAGTCTGGCGATGCCATCCCCCGCGACTTCATCTCTTTCTTGCTCTCCAACTGGATCGCTCCAGAGGAATTGGGCTTCATCATAGGCCCCGTCAGGTCCACTTTAAGTAGCCTGTCTGCAGGTATACTAGCAGACCTCAGCCATTCGCGCATGGTCCCCCACATTTCCGCTCTCTTATTGAGCCACGCCGCGGGATTCTTGCTCTTCCAGCCGAAGTTGACACCCTTAACCACCTTGTAGCGCTGCTCCTTGAGACGGTCCACGATGCCATAGCCGAGGCCACCCTCGTCGACGTTGACCAGGGCGGGCTTGAACTCCTCGATGAGGTCGATGATACGCCCCACGGTGACCATGGTGTCGTCCCCACTGAACCGCCGGATCTCTACCAAGTCCCGTCCTCGTCTGATGGCAACCACTGTCTTATCAGCACCAGAGCGAGCAGGATCAACCCCAATGACAACAGGAGCAAGATCGTCATCGTGTGGATCACGACCCGCCGCGCCATCGACCAACGCAGGGCTAATAAACTGACCGTCAGCATCAGCAGGGAAGTCACCGTACACCTCGATCCGCGCCTCGTTCGAGTCCTCACCATACTCGTCGATGATCTGCTGGTAGTAGTTCTTGTCGGTCCCCTCGACCGTGCGGGCGTCGATGATCTCAGCCGCCCAAAAGTCCCGTTTGCTGTTGAAACACTCGAAGAAGTACCCCTGGTTGCGCCGCGGGTTACTGAACGCGAACCAGTACCTGTCGGGTATCGGCTCGGTGAAGTACCCGGCAGCGACTGACCAGATACTGTCGGGGATACCGCTGGCCTCGTCGAAGATGACCATCATGCCGTTGTGGTTGTGGTTACCCGCGTAGCCGTCCGGGTTCTCCTCGGACCACAGCTTACCGTCAGCGCTCCACTGCCGGGTACCCATCTTGAGGTCACGCTCCACCAGCTCGGTCAGCCATGCCGCGGGGGTCAGGGTGGTGGCCGTGGGTTCCCACCAGTGGCTGTTGATGGCCATGGCGACCCACTTGACCAGCTCACCCCATGTGACCTTACGAAGCTGCGACTCGGTGTTAGCGCTGATGATCACTGACGACCCCAGTCGCGTGCTGAGCATCCACAGGATCAGCCAACTGACCAAGGCAGACTTACCTATCCCACGGCCTGACGAGCGGGCCAGTCGCATCATCTCGACCATGTCGACGGGTGCCGAGCCGTTCTTCTGGACGTGCTCCCTGATCTGCCTGAGTACCTGACGCTGCCATGTGCGAGGCCCTTTGAAGTGCGCCAGTGGGGTGCCGGGCTGGCCCCAGGGGAACGCGAACATGACGAACGCCTCCGGGTCGTCCTTGATGAACGGCGACCACAGGGTGCTCATCAGCTTCTGCTCGTCCTGGGGACTGTAACGGGGCTTCTGCATGATGCGGGGTTACTCCGTGTCGTACGGCTGGAAAGTGAGGGGGTTGAGCGAGTCGAGGGGTGAGTGCTCGATCACCTCACCCTGGACGGCTCGGGCGGTGGCCTGCGCCAGTGCGTCGGTGATCGAGATCGAGGTGTTCAACTCGATCTGCTTCGTTTCACCATAGCGCTTCTTATTGTGCGCGCCCATGAGCCAGCGCCGTGTCTCTATACGCAGACGGGAGCGCTGGACGTCCTCGAGACTGTCGGCTGCATCGGCTATCTGCAGGATCTCGCCCGCGTGGAACTCGGATCGCAGTTCTTGCGCTTCCTGGAACAGGGCCTGGCGCTGCGGGTCTTTCTTCATCCAACGATAGAAGTCGTTGTAGTCCAGTGTGCGGCCCTCTTGGGCGAGGATCTGATGGAGCGGTTGCCCTCGCGCCATTTCGGAGATGACACGCATGAAAACGTATTCGTACTGAGAGTGCAGCATTTCCCGTGTCTCGGGGGAGAGCTTGCGCTTGTCGGGGTCAGGCGAGTGTGACGGATCGACTGTATCGGCAGACAACCATGACGGTAACGATGGTGCCAATTCCATTGAATACCTCCAGGGGTGGAAAGATGGAACGTGGAATTGTGTTGTTCAGTGTAGCACGGTTGAAGGTATGGGGATTCAGTGACTTTGTCACAGGTGGGGAGTGTTGGACGATGTGTAACGAGGGTTATTTGAAAAAATAAAAAATTGTGTCTGGGGGGATATACACATACATGGCCACCCGCCTCGGACCCCTGCCCCCCGGGGCCGACCGGCCACGTCGCCCATGGTCACTGACCCTGGTGACCCGCGTTCATTTAGACTGTGGTGCGTGCTGGTTTGTGTTGCATCTCCTGCGTTGTTTGCATGAGATAAGTATAACACACTGTGCCACAGTGTCAATACAATTTTTTACCAGGACCAGGGATTTTTCGGAATCCTGTCACATTGTCACACCTGGATACTGCGTGCAACGGGGACCAGGATCCTGTCACATTGTCACACCTGGGTGAAAATTGATCAACCTGGAACCATTGTGCTAAATATGCGTGAGCATGGCACAATGTCACACTGGCGCGAATTCCCGCGGGCCAGGGACGCGAAAACGGGGATTTTTGGCCCTAGACTCGTCCGAGTGTGACAAAGTTTATCGCGCCCGGTACATGTTGATAACTCAATTTTTCTGTTTGCGGGCGAATCCATTTTTCCCAGAATCGCTATCCCAAAATTCAGTAATTTTGTCACACTCAAAAGATGCATTGACAATGTGCCACAGTCGTTATACGCTTACCTTGTAAGCACAGCAAACCAAGGGGTACACAATGGACAAGCCATTCACTAGCATCACTGCAATAGTTCAAGATTCCGGACAACGGACATTCCTGGTAAACAACGGGCATGTAACGCATGCAGTCGAAAGGGGGCCAGGGTATGTTTTCAACCTGGCATCACTGCCAATTGCAATCCCTGTAGACAAGTGGTCCGCCCCGCTGTTCGGTCTTAGCCGCTACAGTTCTATCGGCCAACAAATTGAACAGTACCTGGAAAAGACAAGCGCATGAAAGACAAACTCGCATTAATCATCCTGGTATTGATTCTCGCCACACTGGCAATCACGCCAGTCGTGGTATCAACCCGCGCCATTGAAAGCGCACAACAACAGTAAAGGTAAAGTAATGAATAGCATCTTCAACCTGGCCGATATCGTGGATCAGTTGCTGTCAGTCAAGGCAAGCATCGCTGAGCTTGAACAGCGAGAGCGTGAGTTAAAGGACTGTTTGATTGCATCTGGTCAGACATCAATCGACGGTATGCTGGCCCGCGCCAGTGTGAGTTATTGCGAGGGCCGCGAAAAAACCGACTGGCAGACAATCGCCCAACGGTTTAACCCGTCGCGCCAGTTGATCACGGCACACACTACAACGGGCCAGCCGTTTCACACTGTGCGCGTCACTGCCAGGAAGGGGGCCAAATAATGGAAATTCTATCGACGGCTCAAATGGCAAGCGTACTTAAAACCGCATATCTGGTTGATAACCCGCCCATCATTGTAGTCCAGGATTGGGAATACACTGTTACGCCCGCGGCACTGGAAAAACCTGATTGGCTGACCGAGTTGCCGTTGTTGGCTGAAATTGTGATACCGGCCAATGACAGTGTTTACATGCGCACAGAACACGGCTGGGTTAATTTCCTGGATCATGAGGAGGTGGAATAATGTTCTACATATTCGACTGCAACGGTCGCGTTGTCGGTAACCCGCGGGGATACCGTGACATCCGACAAGCCACTAAACAGCAAAACATGGCCGGATCGCCAGCTTATCGGGCGATATGGCAAGCATACGACGCCCGCGTCAAACAGGATCCTGAATGGACCAGGGTATCGTGTATAAATGAAGGCAAAGGATGGAATTGATATGGCACGCAAACCGCACAAGCAAACCTACATGGCCCGGAATGGCGCGAAGCAATATAAGCCTAGTATGGAATTTTTGATGTCAATGTCAGACAGTGAAGGCTTTTGCGTCGCTTGTGGCGAGACCCAGGATGGCATTGAACCGGATGGCAGAAAATACGACTGTCAGTCGTGCGGGATGCCGAAGGTATACGGGCGTGATGAAATTGTCATGATGGGGCTAACATACTAGCCTGGCAGACTCTCACCATGGGGCGCTTGCGCCCCGTTTCACGTTGTAACTGTAAACTGTAAAGGTAACTGTAAATGATAAACGTACACTTCACATTGAAGAGCCGTAACGCTAAAACCGGACCGATACCCGTGAGCACCATGGGCCGTCAGTCGTGTCCGGATGCGTGTCCACTAAAACGAAACGGCTGTTATGGCGACGGCGGGCCGCTATCCTGGCATTGGAGTAAGGTTACCGCGGGCGTGCGGGGATACAGTTGGATAGAGTATTGCCAGGCCGTTGAACGGCTGGACGATGGGCAACTATGGCGTCATGCACAGGTGGGGGATTTACCAGGCGACGGGGACGTTATTGATCGGTCGGCCCTGGCGCGCTTGGTACGGGCGAACCGCGGGCGTCGGGGATTCACGTATACGCATAAGCCGGTGCTCGATAACATCCAGAACACGGGCGCGGTTTATTGGGCGAATCGCCAGGGATTCACAATCAACCTAAGCGCGAATAACCTGGCGCAAGCGGATGACCTATCGGACCTGGGTATCGGTCCCGTTGTCACAGTGTTGCCGATTGACGCGCCTGAGAAGCTTGCGACGCCCGCGGGCCGCACTGTTATCGTTTGCCCTGCACAGTCCAGGGACGATGTTACTTGTGCATCGTGTGGACTGTGCCAGCGCCAGGATAGGGCCGTTATCGTCGGTTTCAGGGCGCATGGGACGATGAAACGAAAAACGGAAAGTGTATTCTATAAGGGGGCCGCATGACACTGGATGAAATTATTGATACTGGCCACGCTAGTAAACATGTATCTAAAGTGTGGGTTTGCGCTGATACGGCAACTTATGATCTCGTGTCATACCCGGGTTTTTATATTTGCCGTCGCGCTGGATCGCCCTTGTTCAAATTGTATCAACGTAAATCGGCGGAGTCGTATGACCGATACATTATCGGCCTCGACACTGTTTTCGATTGCGTGCAAGTATTGCATATGATGACCAGGGGGCCAGCGTGAGCGTATTTATATTCGGTTTGCTGGCAAGCGCGATTCTGGCCCATCTGCTAGACTTGTGATCGGTTAATCTTCGACAGTATCGGACGGGCGCCTGGACACGGGCGCCCGTTTTTTTTT